CAGGAGTTGAAGTCATGTCCTGGGGGCGTTTCAAGCCTCTGTATGTGGCAAAGAACTTCTTTTCTCTAATGCATCAATCCCCAGATACTTTGCCAGAAGCCTTGCAAAGCTTGCAATATTTGTATTTTCGCGAGCTGCTCACAGAAGAGCCACCCAGTTGTTACTCAAGCCAGAGTTATTGCACTAACCTACCACGACATCTAGCAAGTTTCGTATAGTAACGACGCTTGGCAAGTTGCCGGTTTGTGCACAAACGTGCCATAACTCACGCAGCAAGAGGCTGTCATGAAAATACAAATATTGCAAGCTTTGCAAGGCTTCTGGCAAAGTATCTGGAGATTGATGCATTAGAGAAAAGAAGTTCTTTGCCACATACAGAGGCTTAAAACGCCCCCAGGACATAACCTCGACTCCTGCAAATTCAATACGCTCAGATATTTGAGACTTAACTCTAAAACCAAGCCTATACATAAGCGTGCAGTATGCTTCCTGCTCCGGAAAAACCACCTGAGAAGAATCGTCTCCCATAAAAATGGGTAGGCGAGTTCTAATGTCCAACAGGTCTTCCAGAACAAGATGCAACAATAACTGACAAAGCGAATTCATTAGAATGGTCAAATACATGCCGGACTTGACTATCCCAGGAACAGGCTGTTTGTACAAAGACCCATCAGACAACCTAAAGCTAGGTCTGCCAAACAACGCACCACTTCTCGAAAGATGAAGATTCAGCCAACCACGTGGAGGCATAACAGCCAGTTCAGTGATCAGATGATGTGCCAACCACAAAAGCCAAGGTGGTACGGTCCAATCCCAGGAAGATTTATCTATATTGAGATAGGGACCTGCCCCAAGCTTCATCTTCAACAACGAGCATCCAGAGTGCATAGGCGACCATCCAACCATAATTGGCGTGGTGTCATATGAGCTCAGTATAGCATCAGCGAAGTCCTGGTAAATCATGCGGTCTATCATTGTGTCTATAGCCGATATAGAAGATATGATTCGCAAACGCCCTTCAGCAATCTTCGCAGGCTTGTGCGGCTCAGGTTTAATGAAAACCCGTATATCATCAGATTCATAAACGGGCTCAGTTTTCATGAGCTGATCCATCCTGCTACTTACCATGGCGTAGAACATGTCCACTTTATGAGCATCGTAAGAGATTCCATTCCAACCCAATGCCACTCCGTATGTAGCGCCATTGAGTTT